ACCTGAGAAGACTTTTGTGTCTGCTCTCTTGTTGCACGAATGGCTGGGCCACCCGGTACTGCCATCTCACGCACTTCATCCAACGCTGCCTTCAAGAGGTTGATCTCTTCTTTTGCTTCGTCTAATGCTGCCTTTGTTGTGATGGTTTCTTCAAGACCTAGGGCCTTGACGATTTCGTTGCGCAACTCGTCCTTTGTTTCATCGGTTGCGTCTTCTGCTGATGCAGATTTAATAAGGTCGGCTGAAACGCCTAATCCCATGTAAGCCATTGTGTCGTCTCCCGACTTGTCGTCATCCCATCCGGTGAATGGGGCTTCTGTTTCATTTTCTGATGCTTCCCCTGTCCACCAGTCCAAGAAAATGGATAGTGAGCAAAGAAGGTCTGTTACATCGCAGATTTCGTTTTCGTCGCCTGCAAGCATTTCGTCAAGTTCAGCCTTGATGAGAGCAATCATACTGTCTCGTACTGCCTTGAGGTCTGTTACGTCGTGCATTTTGTCGTCAGCCTTTGTGAGGCTTGCTTCAATAGCGCTCTTTAATGCGCCTACTGTCTTTGCAGCTGATTCTTCTTCAACAACTTCTACCTCAACGTCTGGTGTGGCGATTTCTGTTTCATCAGCGTCGGCTGACTTCATGTCGCGGTTTTCCATAGTCTCAGGAATTGTTGGTGAGTTCTGCAAGATGTTTTCAAGCATACCGTCTGGCTGTTCACCGGTTCCGTTGCATACATCGCATGGAGTGTCGAACTCTTCGTTAGCGGTGTTGGTCTTGTGACCAGTTCCAGCACAGTGAGTACAAGCTTGGATGCGCTCGTAAAGTTCTTCTGGTGCGCCGTTTGGTTCGGTCATAATTGCCTCTGTGTCGATGGCATCTTTTTCTATGTCTGCCATTGCAGAGCCTTTCACTAATTCTCCCTTGACTGATTTAGCAAGTTCGATAACGCATGATGGGTTTGCTGGGCGGTCAACGAGTGACACCTCAACAATTTTGCCTGAGCGAATCATTCCGCCTGGGGCTTCTGCTGACTTCTCAATGCGAGCTGATTTAATTCCAACGCTAAACCCGGTGTAAATACCTTCCTCGACAAGACGAGCGGCTTCTGAGTCAACGATTTTGGCTTCAACAACGTACCCTGTACCCGACTGCTCCATTTCCATAGCCTTGCCGATTGCCTTTGACTGGTGCATCTCACGGATGTTCCCAATCTTGAACCACTCTGGCATTGCTTCTTTGAGCCACTCTGGGTCGCAGATTTGCTCGTCGAGGTCGAGTGTTGCGTCTGTTGCAAGACCCTTTACTCGGATGTAGCCATCTTCGCCACGCTTTGCAGTTAGTCCGCCAAAGTAGGCGTAGGTAATGTCTTGAGCCATGTTTTTATTCTCCTGTTAAAATTGGTAGTTCGGGTACGGTGCAACGGCATAAAGGGTGAGCCGGTGGGTATGGATCTCCCATTATGTGTTCACCTTCTTGTGACAAACAAATGTCGCAAGCTCCTTCATAGGCTTCCCACATCCAGGTTTGAACACCTGCTTGTTGGTAAGAGTCAATGACGGCAGCGTTGTAAGCCCGGTTTGTTTCGGTAATAGCAATCATGTCTGCGCGAGCAGGATCATTAATAATGCTATTTATTAAAGCGCTTATTTCTGATTGTGAAGACTTTGAAGCCATCCCTTGAGTGATGGTATCAACAATTCTACTTAATGTAGTTCCTTGAATAGCCTTAGCGTCTGCGTCGGCTTGATTAAGAATACTTTGCAACTTTGTTCCTACTTTTATAGGAGCAAGATTCATTGTATTGGCAGCAGTTTCAATTCCAAGTTTTGCAGCTTCGGATTGCATTGCCCCAATAGTGCTAGCAAGTTCAGCGGAAGTAACTGTTACGTTGTGCTGAATTGCTTGTTCGACAATTATTCGTACAGCAGAAATGTCTGCGCCCATAGTAGGCATAGATTCCATTGCTTGACGAAGCGCTTTTTCCCAACCTAAAATTCCTGCCGCTAAAGCAATTTCAATAAGGTTGCGGTATTTATTTTCAATCTCTGATTTACCTTGAGCCCCTGGTAAATCTTCTATTGATTTTCTTTTAGTAAGTGAACCTTTTGGGGTATCTGTTATCTCACTGTTCACAATTTCAGAAGCCCATTCAATCATGTTGTCTGGCATTGGTGTTACACCCTTGGCAATGAAGTAACCAGCCTCGTTGAGGCGATCTCCTATTGAGTCAGGAATTGAAACAAAGTCAAATGCTCGCCACTTGCCGTTCTTGTGACGTGACTTAACAAAGCGACCAAAGTCTTTCAGTTCGTCAGCAAGTGCTTCTTTTTGAGAAGGTGCGCCAACAGCAGGGATGTCTTTCCCTACCCCTGCCTTCGGACTTTCGGTTTCGCTGACACTTTCCTGTACGGGTCTTTCGTTAATTTGGTTTTCTTGATCCGACGTTTGGTCACTTGGTTCTCCTATTTGTCCACTTGTCTCGCCAGATGAGTCAACAGTCAACATTCCTTTGAGGAATAGCACTGTGCTACCAGCAACGATAAATGGTTCGTCGGCTTCTGGCATATCGTAAAGGTTTTGTCCAAGTTCACCTTGTACGTCATTGAGAGTTTTCTGACCTGAGAAGAGTGAAACTTGAAGTGCTTGTGCGCGGTTGCGCTCGTCGAGAGATGATTTAACGTCGTTGAGTACAAACGTTACGTTTTTGCTTGCTCCAAGGTAACGACGCGAAAGCGAGTTGATGCAAGAAATGATGTAGTCAGCCATTGGCTTAGTTGAAACAGTCTCAACGTTTTCTTGCTCACCTTCCATTTGACCCTTACCACCACCGAGACCGGCGCGTGATACGACTCCGAGAGCTGCTGGTGATACACCAAAGATAGAAGAGATGCGTTTAATGATGTATTCGTCGTAGTCTGATTTAAAGCGGTCAGCCATCTCTGGCATAGCAACAGGATCAAAACCGTCAGGTAGAACCTTGATGCGGTGACGCTCTGCTGTGTTACCTGTTAGACGACCATTAAGGATACGCTCGAACTCAGCCAGTTTGTGAATGTCCAACTCCTGAGAGTTAGTCTTCATAAACGTCATTGGCATTGAGCCATTCTGGTATTCAGAGTTCATCCACGCTTGACGGTTTAAGTACAGTGAAGCGGCTGGGATTGCTTCTTCAACTGGTGAGTAACCGTATGGCGACCATGTGCGACGGTTTTTAATGAAGACCGAGAGTTGGTCGGTCAAGTATTCTTTGTCTCGACCTGTGCCAGAGTAAAATTCTCCGTCGGCTTCTGGTGAGGCAATGAATTCTCCGCGAGGAAATCCCCAAAGAACTTGCTGGTAAGCAGGTTCAGGTGGTGACGGAACGTCTCCTCGGTTGTTAAGAAGAATTTTGATTGTAGGTGCGTCAATTACGTCAAAGCCAAGAACCTTGCCCTTGAAGTTGTAGCGAGGGTACACGCACCACTGGTCGTAAGTGAAGACCTGCCAAAGTGACTCGGTAATCCATTCAGAGAATGTGCGGTCACTGGCAACGTATGGGTTTTGCCAGAATTCGTTAAGGCGGTTTATTTCATCTCCGAAACGCTCACGACCAATTAACGCGGCTTTAGCGTGTGAGCAATTCTCTTCTTCCATGATGGTGGCGATTGCTTGGTCAGAAAGTGTCCATGAAGGCTGTTGTTTAACAATGTCACCAACGCGGATTTCAATGGCGCGGTGAATAACGTCACACTGTTCTGCAAGTGAGTTAAGAACTTGGAACGGAACCTCAGTCTGTGTTAGGTTGAGGTTAATTGCGGTCTGGTACTCGTACTTACGAGGCATTGCGCGACCTGAGTCGTCAAGAACAACGTCAATAGGCGCTGGGAGAAGTGGAGCTGCTGGGCCGAGCATTGCACCGAATCCACCGCCACCTTCTACAAAGCCAGGGCGAGGCATTGGAACTGCTTGTCCGATTGTCGTAACGATACCTTGACCGGCAGTTGACATTTCGTTAGCAGCGTAAGCAGAGTTGTACGCT